GGTTGAGCGTTGTGTCTATCATCAACTTCCCGCAATCTTTTGCCACAAATACTGCACATTAGCTACCTTTCTTTAGTATTTCCAAATTTCAAAGCAATCATCACAATAATAAGATGTTATATTGCATTCAAAAGAACTGTAATCAGTAACAGGGTTAAGAGCTTCTGTTTGAGGGATATGTTTTCCACATCCATTACAAGGCTCAATCCACCAATCATTAAATAAAGCGTCTCTAAAATAATTAGAGGCTTTATCATCTGCAACTTCTCTCAGTCCAGGCATTAATAAATTATCTTTTACAATAGCCATAATTAACCTTTCATAACTTACTATTAAGAATACTAGATATAAAATATAATGTAAACAACTGTTTGCATAGATTCTAGGAATAGTATAGTTAGAAACATGCTAATAAATACAAGTTACTTTTCTGTTTGAATAGGAGTAATAAGTATTTAAAAGTTAGAGATAGATTAGCGAGTAGGAATATTCATTACAGCCCTGTTGAGAATATGACCGAAAGCTAATCTTTCTTGCTTATAATCCCACAAATCAACCAGGAAGCTGCAGGACCTGGCGACCCAGGCCATCAAAACAAAAGAAATATAGCGAGAAAGAGAAAGAAAACTTCCTATAAATATATAAATATGTTAATATAGATTGTCAAAAAGAAAGGAAATATGACCAAAATACACGATATGCCAGATGATTGGTTTATTGATGGGCAAAGCTCAAGCCAAGATGAACAGTTTTATGGAAATACTATTCAGACTAGCTTGAACAGAAAGAACATTAATGAACGAGCAGAAATCACATTCATTGGCGATAGTGTTATTGATTGTAAATCCTACACTAGAACAGGCAAAGGAACTGTGGACTATTTCGCAGAATCTTACGCCAACGAAACATACATGAGTATGATAAACGACCAATCTAGAGATGGCGATACAATATATGATTGCATTGAAAAAGCAAATCAGATAAACGACAAATCTAAATTAGTTGTAGTTAGTGTAGGCGGAAACGACTTATTGAAACTTATATCAATGGTTAAAGAAATTGATGACACAAACTTGTTAAATGGTTTATTACTTAGTGAGTTAGATAAATTGTCTAATGCATACGAAACTATGCTTCAACAATTTAAAACACGAGCTACTTATCTCTTGATGACTTGTTACGAGGGTAACCTAGCATACAATCCACAACGATTCTACGGAATGGATTACACAGCGAAAGCTATTGTAAGTATGTGGAACGACAGAATATCAAGAATAGCTAGAGATAAAAACTCACGTTTATATAAATCATCTTATGATGTATTGGACATTAGAGAAGTAATGTCGCCAAAATGTTATTACAACGAGATTGAGCCAAATGAGATTGGAGCAAAACGAATTGCTAGAGCAGTCAAAAGATACATAAATGAAACAGGAGTACTCACATAATGGGTATTCCTGGATTCATAGCAGATTGGGATGGATTTGATTGGAAAATGGTTACATTGGACAATTATGAACTTCCAACTTGTGCTTTATGCTTACAATCTAAAGAAATACAATTAGGAAGCATTTACTGTTGTGAGTGCGAGGAGGATATGAAATGAAAGAGCCTTTAATTAGCGGAGTTTTATTTGAGGAAAGAGAAAGAGTTAGAGCAAAACTTCATGCGAAAGCAACAGAATTAGGCTGCGATATGCAATTAGCAGATTCTGTATTAGGAATCGGAAAACAAATAGACATCTTAATAGGTAACATTATGTTAGTTATGGGAGAAGATGATGGAACTAATTATGTGCAAAGCATAATTGATGAAGTAAAGGAAAATCTAAATGGCAAAATATAAAACCGTAACATTAAAAGAGATAGCTGCAAATAACTTTAGTCTTTCGCCAAAAGATTATATAAAAGATACAGAAAATAAGAAAGAGAGGAGAAAGAATAATGGAACTATTTGAGTTTTTCCAGGACAAACCTATTCCAAAATTAAGAAGTCAGAAAGCAAAAGTGTTATGGATGTTAGAGGTTGCAAGATTATCTCCAAACAAAGACATACACGCAATGACTTTCATATATGAATATGGAATACCAAGAATAAGTGGAGCAATCCACCAATTAAGAGCTGATGGGCATGACATATTATCACATGATTTACCGAATAACTCGTGTGCATATGAGCTTATAGCAACAGCAAAAGAGAGAGAAAGTATGAGGGATTTAGTTGAATGATGATGAGCTAAAAGCAACACAAATTACAGAACATTTAGAATATGCTAAAGAGCAGAAGCTAATAATGATTAAAGCAAGAAAAGAACATATGTTGGAACTACGACAAAGAGGTGTAAAAGTTACTGTCATAGCAAAAATATATAATGTAACAAGACAGCGTGTTTATAAAATATTAGAAGATAATACAAAATGCGGTAATCATCAACTAGGTTGTGATTGCACTAATTGGGAGGACTAATGCCTTGGACAACAATAAGTAAGACACCTAAAAAGTTTCGTTTTGATTTATTTGGAACGATTTATAAAATAGAAATTCGTAGGTCAAAAGAATACTACGAGCCGATATGTGATTGGGATGGAATGCCAATGACTACTGAAGAGGATTTCTTCAGAAATAGAGACAAAAAAAGAAAGGATATGTAAATGGGATGGCAAGACGAGTACGAAAACGTAGAGGATAGGTTAGTTAAGTTTTGGAAAGATTATCCAAACGGAAGAATTGAAACAGAACCAACCTATACGTCAGATGACGCAAAAGTTATCGTTATTAGAGCTTTAGTTTACAAAGATATAGATGACGTAAACCCTGTAGCGACAGGTATAGCAGAGGAAACCAAAGGACAAGGTAATGCTTATGTAAATAATACTTCATGGGTAGAGAACTGCGAAACGTCAGCAATAGGTAGAGCATTAGCTAATTGGATGTATCAAGGTAGTGGTAAGAAGCGACCATCTATGCAGGAAATGACTAAGACTCAGAAATTTAAAGACGATAAAGTCAAAGTAGAAAAAGTTGATATGCGTAAGAAAGAGAATCAACCTACTGCAGAAGATAAAGCTGCAATGGAAAAAGTTGCTGATGAGATGGTGTCAGAACCTAAGACAAATACAACTAAAAACAATAAAAATGCAGAGCAAATGAAACATGTTATGCAGGAAATATGTTCTGATGAAACACAACGCAAGGAAATCCAGGCAAGTGTCTATGCGAGGCTTGTATCTGAGGACGATTTTATGGAAGATGTTGAGAAATGGTCTAACAGTATGATGGATAAATTCCTTGATGAGTTTGAGAAGAAGTATGAAGAATCTACAGGTAATATTAATAATGTAGAAAAAGTATTTGATACAGAGGAAAAGACACAAGGGGGTGATGAAATGAGCGATTTTGGAGGAGATAATCCTGCTAGTGAGGGTCAAATGAAATGGGTTAATGACATTATGAGAAAAGCACAAGATAAACTTGACGCAGATAGTGTTAAAGAACTTAAAGAACTTTACGGAGATGGAAACCTAACAGGTTCACAAGCTAGTGTAATTATTACTAATTGGAATGATAAGGTTAGCTAATGTCAGATGGATTAGAGCCTATATCATTTAAATTAGATAAAATTGTAAACAAACTACAGAAACGTTTTCCAGACCATGACTTTACTGTTGAAAGTAAGCCAAGAAGAAAGCATTTCTGTAGTTTAAAAAATGACAATCCTAAAGCATACGCAACAGATATGGACGGTAATGATTTTTGTATTGAACAATACAAGGAAGTTACAGAGGAAAATTACCATATTTATAAAATAAAAACATGTTATGCGATTCTTAAAACAAAACAAGAAAAGGAACTTATGAAGAAAGGAGCTTTCTAATGCCTAGAGGCAAAGAAAATATATTTAAAGAGCCAAAACTATTAAAGAAATGGGCAATAAATTTAGCTAATGCCTGTGGAGGACAAGAAGTTTCACAGACAGGAATTAAATTAAACAATCATAGCACACACAAAATAGATAAATTAGTTGTTCAATTTGTAACTGATTACAATTTTAATATGCAAGTGATGAATGATTTGAGAGAAAAACAAGGGCAGGAAGAAGAGTGATAGAATTAGTGCAGTATTTTATACTTATATTGTTAGGTGTCTTAATAGGAACTAATATCAAATGACTATTCAAGATGACATAATAACTTGCAAAAACTGTCAGCAAACTGATGTCTTAGATGGAACATCAGGACTTTGTTATCAATGCAATAGGTATGACATTTAAATCATAATATACAGAGGTTATCCCAACCTTTTTTATTAATTGTAAACGTTAATACTCCTGGATGACTCCACATTCCTGTTCTTGCTGTAAAATCTATTGATTTATCTAAAGATGGAGATTGAAACCAAGTCCTGTCGCCTTGTTGTTTAGAGCGAAAGTGATGATAATGACCTGTTACAAGAATTTTGGCCTCTGCCGCAGGAAGAAAACCATACATTTGTCCTTTCCACCAATTTTCTATCTTATTTTCTGCATTGCCACTGCCAGAACTCATATGTCCGTGAGTCCAGGCACAAGTTATTGATTTAACCTCTATAACTTGGTGATAATCATTAGGAACTACAACCTTAACCCCTTTATATCTCTCTTTATTCGCAGCCATTATCTCTTCACATATTTGTAGGTGCATAATGTCACTATTATCAAGACGGTCTGTAAAAACTGCACCTTTTCCTGCCCTTGACATCTCGCCATGGTTACCTGGAACTCCACAAAGAACTATTTTGTCTGCAAGAGGAAGGAAAGTATCTATTGTTTTCATTATCATTGAACGTGCAAGAGCATATTGTTCTATAAGTGATAGCTCTACATTGAAAGGCTGAGATGCGTAGAAGCTAGATGTACAGTTTTCTGTAATATCACCAAGTCCAACAAGGTAGATTTCATCTATAGCTACATTCAACCTACGTAAATCTTTAATTCTATTAACTGCGTCCTGTAATGCTTGGTCATACCTTGCAATAGTATTCTCAACTCCAAAATCTCGCTTACCTAACTGCCAATCAGCCATAAAAAACATAAAAGCAGTGTCACCACCGCTATATTTCTTCGTTATAGGAGGCTTTTTAGAGGCTTTTTTGAATAATTCTTTAAAATATTTGTCATGTCCTGGGTCTTTTTTGCGTACAATCCCTTTAAATGCATAAAAAGTAGTAGTTTCTCCACCTTTTAGTTGTGTATTCCACGCAGATGCACGTACTGAGCCTTCAATTTCGTATAATTTAGGGTCAAATCCCCATTGTAAGAGTATGTCATCAAACTTTTCTCTGTAATTAGGGTCTGTTCCAACGTGTGTTATTTCTCCTAATCCACTTTGTTCGTTGACTTCTAGTCCTGGTTTCCAACCTGATTTATAGAAATTATTTCCCCACTCTTCAGGTATAGGGTTTTTCTTTGCGATACATTCTCCAATCCTGTTAATACAATTATACAGTTATTGAAAGACTATATGTTTATTTAGAAATTTGTTTCTTAGCGTATGTTTTAACTACTGCTAATGCAGCTCCACCACCAGCTAACGCAGCCAACTGAATAACTTCAGCGTCTACACCGACTAATGGGGCAACAGTTAAAGCACCGATAAAGGCTTCAATGAATGTCCAAGCTGTTCGCTCAATCATATCTTTCAAGTCTTCACTCATTTTATAACTCCATGCTTCGTTCCAAGGAGTCCACCACAAGTCCTTCTTAAACTTTCCCTCAGAGTCTCTTGTTCTTTTGAATTTTTCAAACATTATATTATATTCTTACCATCAAGTTTAGCAGTTAGTATTTGGATTTCTCCACTTAGTTCACTTAACTTTTCATAAATATCAGATGGTTCTTGCTTATCTAACTGTACTTTGCTATATTCTATGGTCACTTTATTACCCATAAGTAGCTGTTTTGCCACCTTAGGATAGAGTTTTTTATACGCATTTGCGGAGCTTCCGACCATCCCATTGAAAGATACGTCTAAATCCTGTTGTGTATCTCCAATTATAAGACAACCAGAGGTATGCTCGTCTGTGTTCCCTTGATGAATTAAGATATACTCAAATCCTGGAACATCTTTTATCCACAACATACCACGGTGCATATCTGGATACTTCTTCTTATAGCGGTCATTAAATCCTCCGACAGTTCTTAGTGTTATATCATAAGTTCCTTCAGGAATACATGTTTCGTGCATAACTTTAACTGCTTGATATTGGTCTTCGAGAGTGTAGCACTCAAAAAGTCCATCAACGAAAAGCATACCGTTTGTGGCATCTTTGCCAAACTGGTTTCTTACAACCTGTAATTTCATATTTTTCTCCTACCTTTTAGGGTACTTGCAGTTACAAATTGTAACATTTGTACCTTTTTCATTTTTATATGACACACACTGACTATCTACTTGCTGATTTTTTGACTTCATCCTTACCTTTTCTAAATCCTATGGTTAATAACCATATAACTAAGGTAATTAACGTTGCGAGTCCAGTAATTTGCTGCGCACTTCCTGTCAAAGTTAAAGTGGCTATTACTAAACCAACTAACGTCCAGGAAAGATTTAAAGTTTCTTTAATTATTTCTATAAACCAATTCCATATTTTTTTAAACATTATGATTTCCTCATTATAAATGCTGCCATACTAGCTATTCTAGTCAAAATAACTGGCACTACAACTTCTTGAGCTTTTTCCTTTTGGTCATTAGTCATATCAGAACCTATATCACTTATACTTATTTCTTGTATATTTATATCAGTTAAACTTTCTATAGGATTTTCTATAAACTCTTCAAACTGTACCTCAGTAACAACATCAGCAAGGGTATAGTTCTCTACATCCTTATTCTCTACAGCTCTCTCAACATATTCTTCAACAGCAGTAGCAACTGATTCATCTTCTTTAACAGCTTCAGCAATAATTTCAACATCCTCAGCTTCTACTTGTAATACTTCAGCAACAACTTCAACTTGTTCTTCAGTAAGTTCTTCTATCTCTTCAATAGCTTCTTCAACTACAGCCTGGACTACCTCTTGTACTTCCTCTGTTGCTTCAGATAGATTTTGTACACCAATATCATTAACTTCTTCTAAGACTTCAACAACTTCTTCTGTTTCAAGTTCTTCAACATATTCTTCAATAACTTCAACAACTTCTTCTTCAGATAAATCTTCTTCAACTACAGGTATATCAATAATTTCTTCTAGTTCAGCAACTTCTTCTTCAATTACTTCTTCAGATAATTCTTCTTTATCATCTTCTGTGTCGAATATATCAAGTATTTCAAGTACAGTCTCTTCAACTTGTTCTTCATCTTTATAAATTTCAACTTCATCTTCAAATATCTCTTCCTCGATATTAATCGTATCTTCAATGAGTTCATCTTGGACCTCCTTTAAGTCTTCTACTACATCCTCTGGGTCTGGAGGGAATATATCATTAGCTATTAATACATCTATTAAGTCTATATCTTCTTCAATAATAATTTCTATTTCTTCAAACTCTTCCAGCTCTTCTATATATTCTTCTACCTCAAGGATTACTTCAACAAACTCTTCTAGTTCTTCCTCTGATAATTCTTCAATAAATTCAAGTTCTTCTTCCAAGAGTTCAAGCTCCTTAGCGTCAGCCTCCATTTCCTCTTCAAGAATAAGTATCTCTTCCTCAGTAAGTTCAATGACTTCAAGTTCTTCAAGTTCATCATCATCTGCCATTTCAAGTACCACAATGACATCATCAAGAAGCTCTTCTCCTTCTTCATAGATTTCTTCCTCGTATTCTTCTTCATATATTTCAACATCACAATCACCTCGTTCAATCTGTGCATCAGTTAATTCACATCCATATTCTTCTAAGTTAGCTAATCTCTGGTTATCTCTTTCAACTGTACCATCTTCAACTTCATATTCTTCATATTCAGCTTCAGTTCCATCATCCATAATAACTGTAATTACAGGAGGAAGTGTTGTAGTCGTAGTAGTTGGAGGAGGCGGTGGAGGAGGAACAGTTGTTGTAGTTGTTGTAGTCGTAGTAGTAGTGGTTGTAGTGGTAGGAGTTACAGCAGTATATTTATAATATACATTATCTATTAGCCACCAATCTTGTAAGTTATCTGAAGCTCCTGGTATTACTATCTCATTAATTGTTGTACCTGTTGGTGCAGTTATTACTATAGTTGCTGTACTGTTCTCTACAGTTTGAGGGTCTGCAGCATCCCAAGTATTAATAAAGTTTATTGTTGAAGTTGTATCATCATCATAGTAAACAGTAGCTGTACCTGTAGATTCTCTAGCACCATATCTTAAACCTACTTCAGTAATTGGTTTAGTTTCAGAGTTAGGGAATGCAATAGTAAGTGAATCTGTTGAGCTACGTAATCCAATTTGGTATCTATCTGCTCCATAATATTGTGAGCCGTGACAATCCATATCTTCAATGTTGATACTTCCAGGTGCTTGACTGTTATTGCAATCAGCTTCGGCAGCAACAGTAGTATCACTACCGCCATAAACGAAAGTAATATCTTCGTTAATTTGTTGGTTATCAAAGCCCTCAGTTACAGTTGTTTCATCAGCATAAACAGGTATAGGAGGAAGTACTAAGAATAGTACTATGAATAAGCGTACCGCTTTATTAAATTTGTGAAGCATTTCATCTCTTTCCTCCAAAATACTCCACAGCATGACCATTGTCTATCATGGATTGATTTATATTTATACCATTAATAAAAAATTCTCCAAGTATTCTACCAAACTTACCCTTACCATGTGACTGTAATTCTATAGGGTCTACTGCATCATAAAATTCTTTAGATAACCATTCTTTTGCAGCCAACCCTCTGACTTTTTCCTCTTTATCTCTTGTTCGTGATTCAGGAGCATTGATACCCATAAGTCGTACACGACATTTATGCCACACATCAAA